CAAGGGGCTGGACGGCATCACGCGCCATGCGCGCTTCTTCGACGGCTGGCGCGGCAGCTTCAACGTGGAGCGCCAGGACAGCACACTCGACGACTACTTCGCCCAGCTCGAGGCCAACTACTACGCCGGCATCAACGAGCAGCCGGCGACGATCACCGAGACCATCACCGAGGTCAACGGCCAGGTCACGCAGTACCGCTACCTGAACGTGCTGTTCAAGCTCGACGACGCCGGCTCGAAGGCCGGCGACCAGACGGTGAAGCAGAAGCTCAGCTTCGTCGCAGCCCGTCGCACCAAGATCGCTTGAGGTAGGGCATGACCAAGGTCACCATGAATTCCGAGGCGTCGCCGGCCGCGCAGCTTGTCGCCAAGGCCCAGGCCGCTGCCGAAGTGATCGACGCCCGCGGCCGCATCATCACGCTCAAGAAGCCCGGCGTGCTCGCGCAGTTCCGCCTCATCGAGGCGCTGGGCGACACCGCGCAGAACCAGGTCTACATGGCCATGGTGCTGCCGCTGATCTTCGTGGCCGACATCGACGGCGAGGCCGTGATCCTGCCGACGCGCAAGAGCGAGGTCGAGGCGCTCATCCAGCGGCTTGACGAGGACGGCATCACGGCGGTTCAGCAGGGCGTGATGGAGCATTTCCGGCAGTCCACTCCCGAGCAGGACAAGGCCGCCGTAAAAAACTAGCTCACGCCACGGCGATCAGGGAATGCCTTTGGCTCGTGCGCAACGGCATCCCCTTCGACGTGGCCTTCAGCATTGACGATGTGACCCGCGCCGCGTGGTGCATCGTCTTCAGCGAGATGGAGGGCAACGAGTTCGACTGGAACGCAATGCGCTTCAAGGAGCAGGACTGATGATCGCTGTCAAGGAGTTCCAGGACCTGGGCCTGTTCGCGCTGCACCTGGCGTCGCTGGAGATCGCGGTCAAGCGCGAGCAGAAGCGCGGGCTGGAGCGCGCCCTATTGCTGATCGAGAACGACGCCAAGGCGCAGATCGGCCATTACCAGCCCGAGGTCGGCGACTTCCCGGCATGGGCGCCACTGGCTGAGAGCACCGAGGCCGAGAAGCAGCGCATGGGCGCGCCGCTGGGTGCCCCACTGCTGCGCCATGGCGGCCTCTATGCCAGCTTCGGCCACGAGGTGCTGGCGCCGGATGACGGCGTCGTCGGTTCGACCGACCCGACGCTGGTCTTCCACGAGCTCGGCACCTCCAAGATGGCGCCGCGGCCGGTCATGGGGCCGGCGGTCGTGCGCAATCGCGAGCGCATCCAGAAGATCCTCGGTCAGGCCATCGTGCACGGGATCCTCGGCGGCGAGGTGCTCGCCGGCGGCGCCGACTACTTCGGCGGCGACATCAAGCCGTGATGGTGGCCCAAGCCAGCAGGCCCAGGAAGAAGAGGGCGATCGCGCATGCCAGAAGCGTGCTCGTGCCGACCAGGATCAGCAGCACGCGCGTCGGCCACGGCATCGCGTGACGAAATAGAGCGCGGCGTGGGCTCAGGCGACGGATCTGCGGGTATTGCACCCACGAGACACGGTCGGCGAGCCAGTCCTGAACACGAAAGAGGATCGACATGAGCTTCGAGGCGTATAGCGTCGCAGTGCGGCTGAAGCTGATCGACGGTGTGTCGGGCGGCTTGATGGCGCTGGCAGGCCAGTTTAGCGCTCTGAACCGGCAAGCCCAGTCCACCCACGGGCACCTCAGCGACATCGAGAAGCAGCTCTCCAGGCTCAAGACGATGGGTTTCGTCGGCGGCGCCATGGCCGGCGCCGGCGCCTTCGGTCTGTCGCTTTTCAAGGCACCCATCGAGGAGGCCAAGCAGTTCCAGACCGAGGTTGCGCGCTTTGCGTCCCTCGGCTTCGGCGACAGGGTCAACTCCGAGGCGGTCAAGTTCGCCACGGGCATGAAGACCTTCGGCACCAGTGCCCGCGAGAACATGACTCTGGTCTCGGACGCGATGGCAGTCTTCAAGGACCTGCACCATGCCGAGCTGGCCGCGCCCATCATGGCTCGCATGAAGTTCGCCAACCAGGCGGTCTTTGGCGAGGGCGGTAAGGCCAACGAGTCCAAGTTCATGGACATGCTGAAGGTGATCGAGTTCCGCCGCGGCCTGTCCAGCCCGGCCGAGTTTGAGACCCAGGCCAACTTCGTGCAAAAGGTCATCGCCGGCAGCCGCAACAGGGTCGACGCCACACAACTGCTGGCCGCCCTCAAGACTGGCGGCGTCGCGCTGTCGGGCCGCTCCAACGAGGCCTTCTACCTCGGCAGCGAGCCGCTAATCCAGGAGTTCGGCGGCAGTCGCTACGGCACAGCCGCGATGTCGATCTATCAGAACCTGGTGCAGGCGCGCGGCACGATCACGGCCCAGCAGGAGCTGTATCGCCTGGGTTTGCTCGACCCGAGCAAGGTGCAGTTCAACCAACTTGGCATGCTCAAGAAGGCAATGCCAGGCGCGTTCAAGGGCTCGTCCATCCTGGAAAACGAGGGCGAGCTGGCGCTGCTGGAGAAGGTGCTGCTGCCGGCTTTCGCCGCCAAAGGCATCAACAGCGAAGAAGATGTGATCCGCGAGTTAGGCATGATCCTCGGCAACCGCACAGGCTCCGGCCTGATGTCGCGCATCTTCCAGCAACGCGAGACGCTGAAGAAGCAGGTCGGCGCGAACTCTTCGGCGCAGGACATCGGCCAACTCGACGCCGCGGCGCGCAACACACTCGCCGGCAAGGAGATCGAGCTACATGCCAAGTGGCGCGATGTGCTGAAGGAGCTGGGCACGACGGTCCTGCCGATCGCGATCAAGGCTGTGGAGGGCCTGACCAGCGTCGTCAAGGGAATCGTCGGCTTCGCGCGCGAGTTCCCTACGCTGACGAAGTGGCTGACCATCGGCTTTGGCGTGCTCTCGGGCATCGTGGCGGCGGGCGGCGTCATGATGATGGCGACCGCCGGATTCAAAGCGCTGGGGCTCGCGATGGTGGTCAGCAAGGGCGTCGGCATCGGGTCCATGCTGATCCAGACGGCCGGCGGCTTCGGCCAGGTCGCGCTGGCGCTGGGCGCCGTCTGGGGCGCCATCCAAGTCATCAAGCTCGGCGCGGCCGCCTATGAACTCTACAAGGCCAGCCACCATGAGGGCGTCGTGCTGAGCGCCGAATCACAACGCCGGATCGCTGCCGGCGAGCTCAACCATCCGGCGCCCACCGTGCGCACCGGTCCGAGCGACTTCATGGCCGACCGCCAAGCGCGCACAGCGAACAATTCGCTGGTGCTGAACATGGACGGCCGCAAGGTCGGAGAGATCGTCAGCGGGCATCAAGCACGGGCCGCCAGTCGCCCACAAACCGGCGCAACGAGCTTCGACGCCCGACTCGCACTCGGCCCGGCCGGAGGCTACTGATGGCAGCAACAACCCTCAACCTCGGCGCCTTCCAGTTCGGCTCGCTCGAAGTGCCGGCCGAGATCGAGTTCGGCGGCGCGCAGCGCCTGGCCGTGCATGAGCTGATCGGCGGCACGCGCGTCATCGATGCCATGGGCCGCTCGGATCGGCCGCTCGGCTGGTCCGGGATGATGCTCGGTGTCGGCGCCATGGACCGCGCCTTGTACCTGGACGGCCTGCGCATCGGCGGCCAGGTGCAAGATCTGAGTTGGGGCCAGCTGCGCTACAAGGTGATCGTTCGCGAGTTCTCGGCCACCTATCAGCGCGCCTACCAGATCCCGTACCGCATCGTCTGCGAAGTGGTGCAGGACCTGACGACGCCGGTGACGGCGCCCGGATCGACGCCCATCGACCAGGCCATGAGCGACGACACCAGCGCGGCGCAGGCGCTGTCCGACAGCATCGCCGACACGTCGCTGTCCGGCCTGATGACGACGCTGAACACGGCCATCTCGGCGGTCTCCAGCTTCGCGCAGGCCGCGCAGAGCACGATCAACAGCGTGCTGCAGCCACTGGCCGCCGTGCAGGCGCGCGTGCAAGTGCTCATCACGTCGACGGGCAACACCATCGGCAACGTAACGAGCTTCGGCGGCGTGCTGCCGGGCAACCCGGTGGCGACTGCGGCGGCCAAGCTGACCGCCCAGGTCACGGCGGTTACCCAGGGCAGCCAGCTCTATGGCCTGCGCAACGTGCTGGGCCGCATGGGAGCCAACCTGAACAACATCAACGCGCCGCAGAACACCGTGGCCACGGCCGGCGGCAACCTGTTCCAGATCGCAGAAGTGCAGTACGGCGATGCCATGGCCTGGACGGGCATCGCCAAGGCCAACGGCCTGATCGATCCGTTCATCCAGGGCACCGCGACCCTTGCCATCCCGCCGCAGCCCGACCAGCAAAGCGGCGTCCTCGCCTCCTGACCATGCTCAACACCGTTCCCACCGTGGCCGCCGGCCGGCAGCCGCGCGCGGTCGTGCGCGTCAATGGCGCGCCGATGCCGGGCTGGGTGTCCTGGGAGGTGACCGCGAACACCTACTACGAGGCCGACACCTTCCGCGTGAGCTTCGCCACTTCGGCGATGGCCGACCAGACCGCGCCGGCCTGGGGCGCACTGGACAAGTCGCTGGGCCGCAAGCTCAAGGCCGCCGACTGGTTTTCTCAGCAGGCCGAGATCTACGTCGAGATCCTGGCCGGCTTCCCGAGCAATCCGGCGGACCCGAGCGCCAACGAACTGTCGAGCCTCATCTACGGCCGCGTCGACGACATCGAGTTCGATCCGGTCTCCACGATGCTGAGCCTGACCGGGCGCGACCTGACCGCGGTCTTCATCGATACGCGCGTGGCTGGCGAGTGGTCAAACCAGACCAGCAGCGGCATCGCCACCATGCTGGCCAAGAACCATGCCCTGACCCCGAAGATCACCGCCACCAGCACACCGGTCGGCGTCTTCTACCAGCATGACCAGGTGCGGCTGCGCGCCAACCAGAGCGAATGGGACTTGCTGGCCTGGCTGGCGCGCGAGGAGGGGTTCGTCTGCTACGTGGCCGGGCAGGAGCTGCACTTCGAGCCGGACGCCAAGGAGAGCGCGGAGCCCTATGTGCTGCAGTGGCAGGCCGGCCCGGTGGCCAACATCGAGCAGATGTCCTTCTCGCGCAGCCTGACCGTGGCCAAGGGCGTCACCGTCACGGTGCGCAGCGCGTCGCTGAGGGGTAAGGTGCCGGTGGTCGAGTCCTACCCGAGCCACGCGAAGGTCGTGCAGGCCGGCAAGGCTTCTCCTTTCGGCAACACGCAGAACTACTACTTCACTTTGCCGGCCGGCTCCACGGCGGTCAGGTGCCAGCAGTACGCGCAGGCCCGCTACCGCGAAATCATCGCGCACGAGATGCGCATGCGCGCCCGGCTGCCGGCCGACAACTTGCTGCAGGCCAAGTCGGTCATCAAGGTGCAGGGCACCGGCACGGCTTTCGACCAGACCTACTACCCCATGAGCATCACCCGAATGATGAGCATGGACGAGGGCTACACCATGTTGGTGGACGCCAAGAACCGCAACCCCGACTCGCCGCTGCAATG